ATGCGCTACCGGTTCGAAGGAAAGGAAAAGACGCTGGTCATCGGTCCCTATCCGCAAATCTCTCTTACCGAAGCCAGGGCAAAACAGTCTGACGCGAAAATGAAGCTGCTTGCTGGCGTGGACCCATCAGAACAGAAACAGGCTATAAAGAAGAAGGAAAAGGAAGAAGTATCTGATTCGTTCGGTGATATCTTCAGGGAGTGGCATGCTCATAAATCGAAGGTATGGTCGAAAGGATATGCTGACGAAATGATGAACATGTTCACTGGCGATATATTGCCGCTCATCGGACATCTGAGAATGGAAGAGGTGGAGCCGATGATGCTACTGAAGGTGATCAGGCTATTTGAGGACAGAGGGGCGATGGAACGGGCTGATAAGGCTCGTCGCAGGTGTGGCGAGGTTTTCAGCTACGCAATAGTAACCGGAAGAGCTAAATATAATCCGGCTCCAGACCTTGTTGGGGCAATGAAGGGTTACAGAAAAAACAACTACCCTTTCCTACCTATGCATCGCATTCACGAATTCCAGAGGGCACTGAATGGGTATGGAGGCTGGGTTATAGGTAAGATTGCTGCTCAGGTTCTTCATTATACAGCAATGCGAACAGTGGAGTTACGTTCGTTGGTATGGTCAGGAATTGACTTTGAAAACAGGATGATCACCGTTGACCATGAAGTCATGAAAGGAAGAAAACTGCATGTCGTTCCAATGTCAGAGCAAGTTACAGCGCTTTTCAAATTCCTGCAACAAATCACCGGACAGTACGAACTTTGCTTCCCGGGAAGGAATGACAGGAAGAAGCCAATCAGCGAAAATGCCGTCCTTGGTGTAATCCGCGGCATAGGATATGAAGGGCAGACATGCGGACACGGTTTCAGACATCAATTCAGCACGGTACTCAACGAGAAGCACTGGAACAGCGACGCAATAGAGATGCAGCTGGCACACGTAAGCGGCGGGACGCGCTCAGTTTACAACCATGCTGCATATCTGGCTACCCGCAGAGAAATGATGCAATTTTGGGCGGACTGGCTTGATGAGAAGGTGACGTAATACCACCAAAGCAAATTATGAAGCAGGGAACTTTCTGTACAGCGTCGACAGCCCCACATCATAAATAATCGCTACACATTATTACCATCTGTCCGCCATTCTTTCATCCTGGCTTCCTCCATAGCGATACGAGTAGCCTCTTGTTTCTTATTCCAGATGCTGTTTTCCGGCATTTCCACACGTACAGACACAAAAGAATCTGCAGGAATGTCGACTGGTTCACCATCAGCAACAGTTTCAGTAAACATGCCGCTAATATCAGTATTACCTATTCTGTTCTGAGCAAACGGAGGTGCTGAGGGATGAACCCGGTGATACGTTCTGACCAGTACCGAACCGTCAGCATTGACCTCATAATCGATCCAGATGCGAGCAAGTTTATTTCGGTCTACGGGGATCTCAAATCCACCGTCAATCCCTCCCCATGCTGCATCTGCATTAAGGCCAGTGCACCCCTCGATAAGGTACTCGCCAGTCTGTATCCTGGTTACGACCACACCTTCTGATTCATCATTCGTTTCATAACCTCCATCAGAGAAAATTCTGACAACCGGCGATGCCTGTTTAATAAATCCATTACCATCAACGACAGTGTTGCTATTATCCCATAGCAACCTCACTACCATACGGCCCGCAGACTCACTACCTGATGCCACCGCAATTTTCCCCGCAGGGCTATACGGCAACGATAATGATGCCCAGGTATCCCCGGTCCCAACCCATATGGTCGGGCTGTATTGCGCAATACTTTGATCACCGTCGCCAAGAAAACCATTATTTCGATATGTCCTGAGTCCGCTACCTGACATTGCGACATGAACTGCACCAAAGTCATTGACTTCAAATGCATAGGCACCATCTTTGGCACCAATACCAAAAGACCCAACCGTCATTATGTCACCGGAATTTAACCCAGTGTTTTTCGAAGCAGCAGAACCGAGATCACTGGCGTTGGCCTTTTTATTTAGTTCTGTCGTAATGCCATTCCACGCAGGGCCGTTCCACGCAGAACCATCAGGTAACTTGACTGTTATGTTGCCGGTTCCACTAAAAATGCTTTGCCAGTTCTGCTTATCGTAATTCAGTCCTCGCAATGCCTCAGCGCTTTGAGCCACCAAGGCAGCCGTGACCATGTTCAAAGCAACACGAGGCACGGCAGACCACGCAGCGCCGGATTGTGTCGGGCCTGTGTAAACACTAACCAGCGTCAGTGATGTATTGTTATTTACTGCTTTAACCGGAAGTGTATAAGGGATGCCGCCGACAGTTACGACAATAAAATCGCCAGCAGCAAGTTCTGCTGTAAACGCTGTGCCGCTGCCAGTAACAGCATCTGTGTTATTGGTAAGAGTTAAGGTTCCTGCTGACATGAATATTTCCTCAATACATATCCGGAAGGACAAGAATTGGCATATTGATATTTTGATTAAATGTCATATCAAATCTGTTGTCATTGTAATTACCAACAACCTGATTATACGCTGACCGGATGCTTCCACCTGACATTACCACGCCCTTTTTCCTTATATTAAAATATCCATCCACTCGTCTTGACTGCGCACCTGTAAATACTATCTGGCAATATTTATCACCTATGTATTGATTATTGTCTGTTACCGTTAGCTGCTGGTCATATACAAATGGGCGCTTCACTGTTGAAAATGTCACCTGCCCAGCCGAATTAGTCATGGTAATGCCATCACCGGCTACAGGCGCGGTATTATTGAAAATTACCAGTTCCATTGTTACAGATGCGGAAACATCATCCCGTCCTGAGTAATTGATGTCTCTTACAATAATATTTGCTCCGTCAAATCCTACAGACACATTATTGTTATCCCACTTCCCGAATGGTATTCCTGATACGGGAAGCGCCATCGAGCCGTTGACTGTCACCGTGCCAACATAAGCACATGTCATTAATCTTGCCTGATTCGAAATTGCAGTGAAATCAGTAGAGTTGGAAACGAGAAGTCCTTCGTTGTAAGTAGCAGCAGGGAGAATTTCAAATACAGTTCCTGCCCAGTTTGGTATTCGCTGGTAGTTTCCCCTGTTTGTACCGTTAACAGTCACACCGTTGTCTCCGTTTCTCGTAACGGATGTCATATATATCGGTAAAACTATCCATGTCTGATTGTCTGCGAACTCCTGAACGTCAACCGGACGTGTCGGTAAAACAAAAACTGTGGAGCCTGACGTTAATGGAGTATTAACCTGAAACTGGTTTGCCCCCGTACCGTAACCAGCAAAACTTGTGCAGAATGACGGGGCACGGAGCCCCGCTGTAATCGCCATCACAGGACGGCCATCGTTGTAATCTATCAGTATTCCTTCTGGCATATTTCACCTTATGTCCAGCGACCAACAACAACGCGACCACCTCCTGAGAGATTTACTGTGATCCCATTGCCGTCAATGCGAGTAACGTTATTCACTCCGTTAAATGCAAATTCACCGCTGTCTGCATAGAGTTTCCCATGGAATTCTGGGCTACCAGATTTTGGTAAATTCCATCCGCGTCCACCACCACCGGGGATAAAGTTTGCAGACTGAAGTGAATCGGTAATTTTCGCAAAATCGATGGATGCTTCCTGAATTAATGCGCTACGAATAAATACCTGTCCGTTATAGACGAAGAATGCAGCCTGCCAGTTACCAGGATTATTCCCTGAGTAAATACCGAACTGGTCAGCAGCAAAAACAATTGTGGATTTATAAGAGTTACCATCAGGATCAATAGACATGCCTAATCCGGTATTATATTTCACACCATTCCTGATAATTCCCATGTTCAGCGTATAAGAGGCTTTGGCTGTCCCATCGCTATTTACCTCGGCTGTCATCTTCTGATTAACTGCTGAGGTGAGACTCCCGTCAGGGCCAATTTGGGACTGAACATAAGTCGACAAATCTGCTAATCCTTTCTCAGCAGTCGCGACTGTCGTTTTAACATCCATGATATCGGCACGCACTTCACCGTATTGCTGATACTGATGCTCAACAGTGCCGTGGTTCGCGAGGGCGTTTTCCATAATGCCTTCGAGATTGGTATCCACGCCTTCCTGAACATTTTTAAACGCATCAGATTCGCGAATCTGCTCATCTATGAGTTCGATCATCCCTGGAATATCTGCAGATGCCTGACCGGATGCCTCAACAAAATCTGATACGCCAAATGCGTTTCTGGTTCGTACATACACGTAATAGGTCTTATCCGCCTGCAATCCATGCAACGTCCACTGATTTGAGCGCCCAAGGAATTGCGCCTGGTCTTCAATATCTGCAGGATTGACGATCTGACTCTGCCCTGAGTACCAGAACTCAAACGATGTGTCTGTCGTTGCCGTAATGCGCATGACGGGGACCAGGTCAGCAGAGAACAAGCCTGGCGTCCAGATAACACTGGATGGTGCAGGTGGCGCACCGATGACCATACTAATTTGCGTCTCAGCGCCTTTCATTCCGTTTTCATTGCGACCGCGAACGCCAAGCGTGTATCCGCCGGCGTTCAGACCAAAGAACTCGTAGCGGAACTGGTCTGTTTCATATTGCGCAACCACTTTCCCGTCATCGGTGTATACATACACTTCAAACATCAGCTTTTTGGTAGTGGTTGCCGTCTCCCACGTGGCCGTAACCTGGACAGTCTCTGAGTTGGTGTTGATGATGCGCAGGTTCTCCACGTTCGGTACACGGTAACCGTTCAGCGTATCGTTGGGGATTTCAAACACTGCGCCTTCATCAACAATGGCCTGTTTGTTCGGATCATGCTGCGATGCGGTGATGCTGTAGACAGAATTGTTATCCGTCTCTGCAACGCTCAGGATGCGGAATAGTCTGGTGGAAACGTTGCTGGTAGAGATAGCGAATACAGTCCCGTCACGAACCCATGCAGGTGTGGTTTTCAGCGTCACGATGTTGTCGGCAATGCTGGCAATCACGTACTTAACGAATTTCCCGTCACTACCCATGATCGACATGGTGTCGCCTTCTGATATCAGAGACGAATCAACAGCATCAACGGTAATCTTATTGCCCGCGTGCGACATGATGCGCCCACCAAGACGCGCACCAGCATAGTTGTTGTCCATGACTTCAACGATGTCACCTGGCGTGAAGTGGATAGCATCGCGCGCCATCTGGAAAGACAGTCTGCTGCTTTCCCGTTTCGCCGTTTCAAGAAGCCATTTCCCAGCGCGCCATGCCTGACCACGAGACGTGCACCCGAATGCTTCAATTGTTGTTTCGTTGTAGTTCCCGCGGGCTATCATCTCATCGTCGGAAACATACTCTTTTACCTGCTCCCAGCCGTTATCCGGGTCAGTCCAGGACACAACAACGGCATTGTATTTCTCTGAACGCTTCACGGAGCTGCGCTTGAACTCGCCATCAACCACGTTAGCATTCGTGATTGTCGCAATTGGGTCTTGTGGCGCGTCCAGCATGACAGACAGTCGCATCCCGTCCCACAGCGCTATACCTCGAAACATGCTCGCTATCTTGTCTAGAATGTCTCGCGCACTCTCCTGCTCAGTAATATAGGCATTCAGCGTGATCCTTGGTTCCTGCCCGCCGTAGCCATCATTAACAAGCTGATCGCAATACTGTGAGAGGACGTACAACGCACCGTCATCTACATCGATATAACCGGCACGTTTCGCCAGGCCAAAACGCGTATTCTTCGCCAGTTCACGGAACAGCCACGCCGGGTTGTTAGTCCACGCTTTTTTGAATCCGCCAGTCCACAACCCAGAGTAAGTTCTGGCTATCGGATCGTAGTTGTCAGGAACATCCACAATCAGGCCGCGAAGATGATATGTGCGACTAGGGGTATCGGTGTACTGGTCACGGTCAATAACCGCACCCGCAATAGCGGAGAACGGATAATTCAGGTTATCGTCGGTGATCTCGCTGTAGCTGTTCCAGATGGTGCCGTTTGACAGCAAATCACTGGTGCTGTCCGGCGTAATTCGACGCACTCGGATATCGAACGGTTTAGTTTCCGGCGCGTCAATCAGGTGCGCCTCAAGATACTCACCGGATATTTTACCTGGGCCTATAGTAACGTTTTTTTCGATAACCCACCCGGTTGAACCGGTCCGGGACTCAATGACCATAGTTACTGAGGTGTTCTTTTGGTTACCTTTGGTGTCTTGCTCACCTAACCCTGTTGTCCCGACGTTGAAACGAACGCGGGTTACATCCTGATCGGTTATGGTGCGTACCAGCGGGGTATCGTAAGTGACCTCAGTGTTAACAATGGTAGTCGCTTCGATTGCAGAGAAACCGTTGATTGGCTCCTGAGTCTCCGAGCCGGGGCGCCATGCAACACTAATTCCGTTCACGTTGACATTACCGTTCGAGTCAGTGACAGGCGTCTTATTGAGCTTAAAGGAAGACAGGTGCTCCTGATCTACCGGGCCGTATATTTCGCCCTCGGAAATTAAATCCAGCACGCGATAGTATTGCTTTGATTTGAGGTTATCGTCGAGTAGTTTTGGGGTTGATGCTTTACCGCCACCTGAAGACATAGCGCCACCTTAGCTGATTGATTCTTCCCAGTCGGAATTATTAGACGTGTCTATTCCGAGACTTATTACGTTACTGCCGACTTCCATCTCGCCGAGGAGTATCGGCACCGGACGCCCTTGCCCGACACGGTTTTCCGCACTGGTAAATGAGTTGTTCGTTAGCGTGTTTGTCTCAGCCGCTTCCGCTGACGTTTTAGTTTTCATGTTGCGGGACATGTATACCGAGTACGCAATTGAAGCCACGCTGACAGCAACCGCAATCCATGCCGCAGCAGCGGCAGTGATAGCGCCTTCGACTACCGGCACAAACAGGACTACAGAACCATCTTTCAGGTGGCGATCCAGATGCCATTGCATAGCGGATACCTCAACATCCTCGCCTGCTATTCGGATACGAAGTTTTGTATTGAGGAATGCTTTTTTGAATTCGTGATTCTGGGCAAGAAGCAGGCGCAGCCCCTGAGCCGGCGTATCTACGTTCAGAGGGATTTGGCGGTAAAATCGGCGTAAACTGCCAGCAAATTTAAAGATGAGCACTGTTCATGTCTCCATATGGAATGCATCTGCTTAACGTATGCCGGGCGCATTGGCTCTCTCCGGCTCAGATGGCCGGCGTGGTCGTGGTGAAGCACCATGTTTCCTTCGAGGAGAATCATTGCGTGGCAAGGGTCAGCGCCGGGGAATGGCTGCCTGATGATGACGTCACCTGGTTGCGCTTCGCCCGTCGATACCTGGCGGAAGCCGTTGAGAGGCATGTTGTTCAGATAAAGATTTTCACCACGCAACCACCACCCATTAGTGCGTTCGAAGTCAGGAAGGTCGATTCCGCAAAGATGATACGCATCCCTGAACAGGGTGTAACAGTCCATGACACCATGCTTGAACTTGCGCCCCAACAGCAATGGAACAGGCCTGAATTTCAGTATCCGGCCATCGCACGCCAGCCACCACGGAAGACCACTGGTAACCTGCATCTGGCGATCAGCGCCAGACAGGAACGGTACGTTTTGTGGGTGCGAGTGAAAGACTGCCGTCACCTCTCCTGCTTCCTCGGCCACCAGCCAGTCATCATCACTGATACGGAAATGCATACCTGGATCGGGATGTATGTTCCGACAGCGGAACAGCCGTTCGTCATCAATGATTAAGCCGCACACTTCATCCTGCGACGACGCCGCATAATCGAGTAATTCTTGCATCAGGAGACCTTTTGAGAGCCGGGGAAACTGCTGATTGGCATTGGTTCCGGTCGCGGATAACGGAAACGGCAGCCGCTACGGCGGTGAGAGCACTTATCTTTCGCCGGGTCTGCGGTTGGATTATCGCGCTCATCTGCAACTGGCGGCCCGTCATATCCACACCCAACGCCGCGATACTGCCACTGGCACACGTCAGCCAGAATAGTGCGAGCCGGGATAATGGCGTTATCGCAGTCAATCGGTGTCGCCAGCGTGTAGGTCACCTGTTCAAACGTCTCTTCCGTCATCTCCTCGACAACGTAGCGGGAAACGGCCTCCTGTGTCGGGTCTGCATCAGGATTACCGTTCGGAAAGTTAACCGCATCAAGATATTTTACCGGCACCTGACGCCTGGTGATTACCACGCCAAGCATGTCATCAAAATCGTGGTTAATCCCGGTAATCAGGCCGGTCACGTTCGCCACAACCATTGTTGGCCTGGCATAGGTCCCTTCGTTCTTCGACTCGAATCCTTCCACAGCTATCGGGTAAGCCTGGTACTGGTTGCCCTTCCAGATAACATTACCGTAATAGCCATTTGTACCGGAATGGAAGCGGATAAGGTCACCGCCATATGGTTGCAGGTCTGCTTCGAAAAGGTCAATGAAAGCGCCGACTCCGGCATCGACGCTATCTATAATCATACTGGCTGGTATGTCGCGCACAGCAATCTCCCATAAAAAAAACCACCCGGAGGTGGCTACTGTCTGAATATCAGGGTGTTGCTCATCAATAACCCTGGTTAATGTATGCGTTCAGCCCGTCAGTGGTGGGACGCTGGCGCACTTAATGAAGGAGGGATGGCTGATTACCTCATTTAGGAGACAAAATGGAAAGAATAATTAACGATCTGATCCATCAGGTTAACGACCTAAAGAAAGAAAATCAGAAAATCAAAGTGGCCTCAAATTTCTTACTTTACAGCATTGTTTCAGCACTAGACGAGCGAGGCGGTGATGAGAAATTTAGCGATTCACTAAAAGCAAAGCTTAATGACGAACTGAGTAAAATTACTATGGGAGGCACATCAGTGCCAAAGCATGCAATCAATGAACTTATGCAACCACCGGTGAGAGCTATGTTTGGTAATAATCAGCCAGAACCGTTCTTGAAATAAACACTTAAGCCGCCGCCTCCAATTTGTCAGCAATATCACAGATTAGTGAGGCGGCCTTTTCAATCGCCTCCATCTCATAAGCAGAAAGGCTCGCATCGCCTTTTCGTTCCATTTCAATCTCCATACTGAATAACAGTAGCGATGGCATTTGTGAAGAATATACACCTAATCCCACCGATACAGTTTCGTTAACTAAATAAAGTGACTTAACTTTTAGGATGTATTTGTTCATTTTGTGCTCCTCGCTTCTCAGGTCTAAATTCATAACATCTCCCCTTATCGTGGTACTTGTTCAAACGTTGCCGTCAATTCAAATAGCGGCCCCGTCTTCGTTAAACTCCAGGAGCGGCAGACAAACAGCGCCTGAACTCCGGTATCAGATGGCGTCCAGTAAAACGCTTCTACCGCCATTCGAGCCCTGAGAAATGCCTCAGCATCCTTCGCGGGGTTGCTACGGCACGCTCCGCTGACGCCGCGAAAGGTGAGAGAGTATTTATCCATGAGCGGATTGATACCCTTGGTCTGGCGCTGCTCGTAACCGTCACCGAGTTTAATGACGGCTACGTTCGGCGTTCGCTCAACGGAGTAGGCTTTCTGCGGTGTCCATGTGAATGTTTCTGGCATTATTTCCCCCGTTAACTTAACCAGCCGCGACCGCTCATGTATCCTACAAGGAGCGTAAACACGGGAAAAAGAATCCACAGGAGCCAGGAATAATGCTCGACAAAATAAGTCATCTTTCACCTCTGTTTGGTTTACTGTCCCCGGTGGTGGGGATTGTGACTTTCTTTATTGGCAGAAAGCTCGGTAAACGTGACGCCTACCGAAACGAGCGCAACAAAGCCGCCGAACCAGTACATATCAGCGTCTTGTCGCATATTGAGAAAATTTCACAGCGGATAAACGTCAGAATACCCGTCACCCAAAAGCAGATTGATATCCTCTGCTGGCATTCATCAACTGCTGATGCAGAAAAAATCCGCAATGCATGGCGAGAGTACAAAGATGTTGAGTCTCAGGCTGGTGATGAATATCAGTCCAACCCTGAATTTACTGGTTATGACCATTTCGTTGACGCCGCCAGGAAGGTCGCCGATCTTGCCGGGAAACGGTGATTACCGTTTTGTCCTCGGCTGTATCATACCATTTGGCCGATTGGCCTGGTCATTAATCTGGTAAAGTGCTACCTGCTTCATAGATTTAACAATCCACGCCTTTGTTGCATCGTCTATGCCGCCAGTAGTGTGGATTTCGAAATTGATGTGCTGAACTACGCTGCTGCCACCACTACCACTTCCATGCATATCTCGGTTGCTAATCACCCGCCCGTTATCACCCGGTATCATGTACTGACTACCATTGCTGGCCTGAAATATTTCAGGCTTTCCGTGCTCGCCTACCCGGTACATAGAACCTGCATCTACAGGCCCTCCGTTGTAGCGAGCACCTGCCACCGCCATTCCTTTTGCAGCCAGCAATGAACCGGCATATGCAGTCTGGCCAACAGCAGCAGCGCTACCCATGGTTGCGATTGAAGCGCTCATTGCGGCCGGAGCCCATGCAGATGCAGCAGCGGTAGCCTGAGCCATCGTCGATGCCAGTGATGCAGCAGCAGCGGCCTGACCCATTAACTGACTCTTGACCCACTCTATCCCCATCTGCACCAGACTACCGACAACACTATTGAGGATTGTCGTGCCGATGTTGGCGAATGCTTCCTGAAGACTCTGGGTGCCACTAATGAGACCGGTAAGGGCATTAGTCGCGCCACCTTGAAGGGAATCAACAGCCGCGCCAAGCATGCTATTAATCTCGCTTTGCTGCTGCCATTGCTCCCACATTGCCGCCATGCGTTTCTGACGGTATTGTTCTTCAATTCCGGCCCGAACAGCTTCAGCCTCAGCAATCCTTTGTGGGTAAAGGCGCGCGTACTCATCAAGCTGTGCCTTCTGCTGAGCAAAAGCATTATCAACCGCAGCGACTGGTGAAGCTTGTCCCTGTAGATTTGTGAAGTTTTGCTGTGACTGTTTGCGTTTACGCTCTTCTTCCGCCGCCGCTTTTGTAGCCTGCTGTATCTTCCATATGGATTCGGCTTGCTGTTCCGCTTTGATGATCTGCTCTGCTGATGCTTTGTTACCAAGCGCAACAACAGCATCGTATTTCGCTAATTCGAGCGAGCCATCGGCGTAACCAGTGTTCAGGCGATCGAGTGCGGCTTGCTGTCTGGCGAGAGACTCTGTTGCTTCATCAGCCTGTTTCTTAGTGGACTTCCCACCACCTCCTTTTCCTCCCTTATTGTTATCGGTCTGAGGTATCTCCACATGCGCTGTTTTTTCAGCCTGCCCATAAAGCCCTTTTAAATCCCCGGTAAGATTGGCAATTTTCTCGCTTAATACATCGACTTGTTTTGGAGGTTCATCTCCTATAAGCCCGTCAGCTAAAAGTTTTCCAATATATCCAGGATTAAGTTTTGAAATAGCACCAGCGAGAGACCATAGTTTATCTGCAGTTGATGTTGACGAGTCTCCGAGTAACTCGATGTATTTTGCCAATCCATCAATGACAGTAACTGCTGCACTTGATGCTCCAGTTGCGTCATTTATTGAGGAGACAAGTTTTGCAAATGATGTTTCGAGAGAGCCGGTAGCTTGTGATAATGAACGTGGAAGCTTATTAAATTCCTCGTTAACAACTGTCGTTCTGTCCTGTATAGCATTAAGAGCATCTTGCGCTGTCAACTTTCCATTGAGCATTCGCTGACGCAACTCACCCATGCTAATACCCATGCCAGCAGCAATCTGTCTTGCTAACTCAGGCATCTGTTCGAGGATTGAGTTAAATTCTTCTGCTCTGACAGTGCCTGACGCAATTGACTGTCCAAACTGGCGAAGAGCATTCGACATTTCTTCTGTCGAGTTTCCGCCTATGCGACCAATTTTTTGCAGCGTATCGGTAAGATTTAATACCTGAGCATTCGATGCGCCAGCTTCTTTAAGAGACGATGTCAATGTTTCCCACAGTTTGGTTGTATCCGACAGACTGGCGCCTGTTTTTGACGATATTTGCGTCAACGACTGAAACGTTTCTTTTGCTGTGGAGGCATCCGTTGAAAGCCTTGCTATCCTTGCCTGGAGTTGTGTCATGTTGTCCGCAAGCTCAAGGAACTTCTTCCCCCACTCAACAATTAACGCAACAGAAATGGCGGCAGACAGCTTGCTTATTGTCGTAGACAGCTTTGACGCAGAATTATCAGCCTTCTTAAACCCAGTATCCATGTTATTGGTTACAGATGTAACCTGCTTATCTGCGCGCAGCAGTTGAGCAGTATCAGCCTTAATTACATATTCAATATCACCGACGTTCTCAGGCATTTCACTTTCTCCAGGCAATAAAAAACCCCGCCTAAGCGAGGTTCATTGATAATTTTAAATTTTACTTTTTACTATCAAAGTAATCTGCCATACCATTATTGATGCTTACCAAGACATCTTGTTTTCGTTTGGAGATCTCTTCGATTTTCTCAACAACAATGCCTGCTATAAGCGTTATTGAGCCAATGATTGCAACAGCTGAACCGCACATAGCATGCAGCTGCCTAGTAGCTAAGAGCCCTGTGTTATAAACTTTCTCCGAATATCCGACAGCCACATCCATGCTGAAGGCATACCCTACCCAGCAAATTCCTGTTACAACTAACAAACCACCTATTGCTTTATACATATCCCTATCCCCTTTGGTAAAAGATGAGGAAATCCTAGCAGGGATCTCCCGCTCGAAAAAGAAAAGCCACCCGGAGGTGGCTTGTCAGTATACCCAGCAGATTAGCGGTTTTCGCAACCAAGCTGAGATTTATCGATGATTTGAGTACCTTCAACACGGAAACCATACGTGCCGAACAGGAACGCATGGTTAAGCTGATAGATAACAACATCGCTCAAACCTACAGAGCACTTATCTTTTTCGATGGCGCGATCCATTGCTGTTTTGACGCTAGGAATGCCCAGTGGGAAAATGACAATCGGAGCTTTGTCTTCACCAGTTACGCGCTGACCTTTTTCAAACTTAGCTGCGTTCAGGTTATAGTTTTTGGTACTGCCTACAGTCATATCAGCAACACGGACAGTACAGCCAGACAGCATTAAAGCCCCGAGAGCTAAAGCAACTACCTTCTTCATTTTATGTTTCCTTTGATTGCAATCGGAAACATCTTAACATCATGAATTGTATGATCAAATAAAAACCCGCAGTTAAGCGGGTTGGCAAGGATGGTCCAAATCTGGACCATCACGATTTCAGTGATAGTTAACTTACGCTACATCAGCGCCGTGGATCAGATGGCGCAGCGCTTCAATCCCGTTTGAGTTGTAACGGAACGCCTCTACCTGTTTGCTGGAGTGAGCGGATTTGTCCAGGAAGAACTTGCCGTATTTCTCGGTCTTGAGGTTATTAGCATTGGCGATGCGTCCAATTTTATTCGCCGTTACACCAAGTTGCTCTGCAATCTCTCTTGCCGAGTAGTAATGCTCCTCAATAGCCGGTAGCGGGATGGCATTGAAGCCTACAATTGGATTGATGATACTGGCGGCCGCCGTCTGCTTTGCCTCAGGTGCAAGGTTAGGCATCAGATCGAACAGGTTGGTAACTGCTTCAACCGTCATTTTCAGTGTGCGGGCCTGACGATACTCAACAAGGCCACTCGCTGACTTACCGCTTTTAATGTGCGCTTCCTGCATACTCTCCAGTTTGTCTACCAGTGAGCGGCGGACCGCTTTTGATTCTCTGGCGGCCACGCGGAGCGCTTGCTTGATGGACATATCAATGATGATCATCGAGGTTTTGTTCGCTTTTTGCACTACACTTTTTGTGTAGTGCTCGCCATCCAGTTCATCTTCAACTTTCTCGATGAATTTGTTATTGCGAACTTCCGGCTCACCGCACTGTTTGCGCGCCTCATTGACCATTGCCAGCAGGGACTGGCTATCAATGGTTTTGTCCGTGACAACAGATCCGATGTTTGCTACATTCTTAGAAGTCATTAGGCATTCCTTATGTGGTAGTAAGGGTGTGAAATAGACCGCCAGCAGCACACTGGCGGTTTTTCTTTGGTTAATTAGTGCTTCCTGGTTATTAACTCGTTAAGGTTATATTCCTCAAACTGACTCAGCATCAGCACGCCTTCCTGTTCTTGCGCCTTTAACTCAAGCAATACGCGATCCATTTCTGCAATAAGCGGCTCAAAATCACTGCGGCGGCGAACGACACGGCGAATAACTTCTTTCTCGAACGCATATACAGCGCTATTAAATGCCGATGTGATTTTCATGATGCGGCGGCACTCCTCACCCAAAACAGGTAAATCGTCCACAGTAAATGGCTGCGGCGATGGTCTGCCGGTAGCTGCGCGTAATGCATACCAGACACCATTGCTCCATGACTGCTTTAATCTCATGCTGTCTGTCATAAGCCAAATAAGGCGTTTGAGATTGTTCATATCATTAGGTGTCAAAGGCTCTGCCGCTGGCTGACGCTCATAACGCCCTGATTTGCGGATCGTAGGAAGAACGTCATTGAATACCCAATCCTGAAATTGTTTGGCTTCCTGTTTGTTACTGCGGAAAATGACGCGGTAGAGATTTGGTTCGTTGACATAAACTAACTGCTGTTTGCCGCCATCTGTAAGGGTGTAGATTTTATCTACCCCCTCTTTATCAAGCTGCTTCGCCATCAAATCGCGAGGGTTAGCAATGCACAGCACACCGCAAACATCTTTCAGGCAGAACCACGGATCGCCGTCAATTACCTGAATGCGTACATCATGGCTTTCATGAAAGCTAAATGTTACCGGCGCAATAACAGCATTTTCGTTCTTCGATAATTTTGATACACTTTTCATGTCGATATTTCCTGCACTGGATTTCTTCGATAAGAGGCCCTGACTATCGCGAGTAGTTGGGGCTTCGTCGTTTTTATGCTTGGGCATTTTTCTCACCAGTCAACCCGTATACCTTTCTCAACTGATAAATCAGCTCCGTATTGAAATGGCGGCACTCATCTTCGCCATTCTTCTCAATTGCTTTCCGCACGTCCTCAGGGAAGCGAACCTTACGCTGGTACATGTCTTTTGCTTTTTCCATCTACAACTCCTTTTAATGCCCCACCGTGAGGCACTTATTAAGTGTCACACCGTGCGTCATTGCTGTCAACCCCACCGTGGGGCATAATTTACATATTGTGAATTTTTGACGGTGAGAAGAACAAAATGAGCAGAGAAGATCCTCAGTTACGGATAAGACTTCCCATTGAATTAAAAGAGAAGATTGAATCCGCGGCAAAAAGCAACTCGAGATCTATGAACGCCGAGATTGTTCAGCGGTTGGATTCTAGCTTCTATGAAAGCATGCAGCTGGAAGAACTAATACCAGCCGATCAAGCCTTGCAAGTGGTCAAAGCAGCAAAAGATGAGCTATCTAAGGTTATTTTCGAAAGGACATTTTCTGAGATTAACAAGAAGATCAGGCTTGGTCATACTTTGTTTAGTATTGACCTTACAGACCTAGAACTTGATGGTTTAAGTGACAATGATTATCCCGCCGTCTTCACCCCTACATTTAGCAAGCTATCCTCTTTAGGATATGTGGTACCCGAAACAATGCGTGATTGCGATGGGTTTATGGTAGAGATTCCAACAACCAATGAAAACAAAAAGCCCACCTGAGTGGGCTGTCCGCATCTTTCATCACGCCGCCGCATACAGAAGCTTCATCTGCCCTTTAACAGGAAATGCGGCCATGCAGCGGGCTTCGAAGTCTCGATAATCGGAACAACCATTAGCAATGCTGGTCACAGCAATAATCTGATTCTCAACCAGTTTAAGTGCGTCTGGTTTTAGGTGTTGGTGGATTTTCTCACCGACCGCCAGTCGTGCTTTTACATCCGCGTAGACTTCAGCAGGCAGGACCGGCCCGTAAATCCACTTAGCGCTAATAAGGCTGAATAACATTGGTTTTCGGTCATTTCTATGGCGTGGAAGCCCGGTCATTCTGAATAGTGCATCATACAGCGGGTCATTAAAACGCTTTTCCCACGAAGACGGATCGCTAAGCAGAAAGATTGCCTTAATGCGCTCATCATCAACAGGTGCTGTATGGCCGCGAATAATGGCGTCTATTTGTTCGTCACACCAGATTTCAAAATCGACAGAAAGCCAGCGCGCAAAGCGAACAGCCAGTTTTGGGTGCAGCCATGTTCCGCCGCCACGATCTTTACGCGCCCGACTGGTTTTTACATACGGGATTTTCCCGTATCTACGCTCAAGCCCTTGAATATATGATTCAGTTTCCGGCAGACGGAGGAATTCATTTGGCACTTTATCGAATTTTTCCGCTGCTGTTGTTGCATCAATCCAGCCATCCTCATAGAAGCGCATCGAGTGGCCTTCGAAATCAACTGGGATAATGTTAGACATCGCTCCTTCCTTTTTGGTGATATGAGCCAGTTCCCCAGATATGGACAGCCCAAGAGCGGCACGATGGAAGCCACCGTCCTATCTCTGTCTCATATCCCGAAAAGGGCTCCTGGTTTTATTTGCGCGGGGAATGCGCATTTACTGCGGATACAAAAAAGCCCCGCGGATGCGAGGCATTGTCTTAAAAGTCACTTGTCGAATTTCTTAAGACGAGAGATTTTTTAGTGCGGCCCATGCCTCTGCGCATCCATCGCCAGCATTTGTTCTGCCCAGTCCATGACTTCGTCGTACTTCTCCTGAGTGGGTACTTTGGCTTTCTCTTTCTGCGGGAACTTGGCGTTCATGGCGGCGCGGAAGCTGGTCATTGTCATATTCCAGGCGTCTGACTCACTCATGCCGAGGTGAGCAACAGCGGTGTAGACGAATGACCGAACATCGAATTTGTCGCTGTATTCACCTTTCTTTCCTTCGAATTCTTCCGGTGGCTGGTCGCCCATTACACCATGAAGAATCAGATGGCGGGCAATCTGGATAACATCCTCGATCGGGATGGCTCCCGGCTTGAACAGAAGTCGCCCCGCACCAGTCACCGAGTAGGAACCGATAACTTCAGCAACGTAACCTTCAGAACAGCACTTGACTACGTTGGCTGCAGCTACCGCCATTTCAGCAAAGCAGCGGGCATTAGCCGCTTTTAGTATCTGGGGGTCAGCAATTCTGTGCTTTGGGTAATGGCCCGCATGAACTTTCACCAAAACATCAACGATTTGTTCAGGCGTTCCGATTCTGGACATAGCGAGGAATGAAGGATTAAGAAATATCTCTTTGTCGCCGGCGCGAATGACAGCCTGGCCGATATCGGTGATTGCTTTCATGAATCCCCATAAGAAAAAGGAGGACGGTGCCTCCTGAGCAAGAAATTACGATGCGTTGACAGTCACTGTGACCGGATTGGTGGTTACACTGGCTGCGGTACTGGAGCTAATCTGACAAGTATATGAACCAGAATCGCCTGTTGTCGCACTGGACTTAGTATATATAGCTGTCGTACCACCGGAGCTCACATTGGTTCCGTCTTTTTTCCATTGATAAGTCAATGATGAGCTATCTGAAACAGTAGCTGCAACAGTGAGAGTCAGGGTGTCGCCAGCAGTCAGTGTTTTACCCTGCGGCTGGGTGGTAATGGTAATAACTGCCCCGACATCACGCACGTCAACCTGACCTGCACTTGATGCCTCAATGGACCACGTTGCCACATCATCGTGTGGAGCTTCATCACCCCATGAAGTAACCATGAATGGCCCTTCGGTGATATCGTTTGGAGAGATGATTTTGAACCACACATACGGCTGGTTGCTGGTCTCCTCTGGCGGGTTATAAACGTGACGCTTCAGCGCGTTTTGCGCGTATACATCCTCTTTGCGGGTAACGCCGTCACCAGAGAACGAAATGTTCTTATAGGTAACAAGATTTTCCTGCGTAAACGCGGCGCTCATATCGGCAGTTGCATCTGCGGTTTCCCACTCTGCATTAACTGTTTTACCGCGCATCATGCCGAGTCGCTGGTAAGCGCTGGCGGTAGGTTGTACTTCCGGGCAGCCAATCGCGTAATAAACGACGACATCGCGCCCTGTAAAAGCACCCGCTTCACATCCTGCCATAATTTTAACTCCTATTACCGTGTTGTTCGTGATAGCCAAGCTCTCTCGCCCTCAGGAGATAGGCGCAAGAAGCCTCTTCCGGAGTTTTGAATGAACCAAGATATTCGTTTCTGCCGTCGTTATTCATAATCTGCGCAAACCATGGTTTCTTTCTGTTTCTATATGAGACGCCAGGCAGACCATGCCTATTTGTTATTGGGGTGGCCCTATTTCGCATATTCAATTTGTGGGAAACATCGCGAAGGTTTTCCATTCTGTTGTCATCTCTTATGCCATTAACATGGTCAATCTCACCCTCAGGCCAGCAACCATGCATAAAAAGCCATGCAAGCCGATGTGCCTTATGATTTTTCCCACAAAGCTTAATTCGTAGATATCCATGTTTAGGATCCTTGCTCCCCGCAATTTTCCCAGCAAAGTGAGAATTTGACTGATTACATGCCTTCACACTGCTGAAGTGGCTTTTCGGCCTCTCTTTCCAGGTAAATAAACCAGAATCAGGGTCATAGGAAAGAGCCTCACGCAGATATGCAAAGGTTAACTCTTGCATGTCTTTATCTCCGTATTATCGGGAAATGATGGTTTGAAAGGAAATATCGAAGAGGTAACGACCCTCTTCGGTCTGGATGGCGGTGATGCCGCCGATTGGCTGCATCGAGATGATGCATTCGGTTCTGTAGTCGTCGATCATCGCCTGGCGGATGGCGTCGGCGCGGTTTTCAACTTCATTGATGTCGCTGTCGTTCTGGCCTGACAAAACAAGGATGCGGAAAAAGTCGCGCGTTATGGCTTCCTCAGGCTTGCCACCGCCGTTTTGCTGGATAATGAGATATCGTTCCCCCTCCGTACTCTCCAGTTCATTCCAGAAGCGTTTCTGGATGCGATAGCCAGCATCAAAGCCATGCGATTGCAACCACGCTCTCAGCGCGTCATACACTTCGCTACGTGTCATACTTTGTACCCTTGCTTGATGATGGCCTTTATCTCGTTGAAACCGTCACGCTCGAAGCCTTTGGTCAGGAACCCCGGCTCGGCATCGGGATCCCAGTAGTTCCCCTTCCCCGTGCCGCCACCGAATTCTTTTCCAGCGCGAGTTCTGCCGAAGTGTTCACGCGGCTGGCCTTTTAGCTTCCCGGACATACCGTGAACGGCGGCAGCGTATGCAGCCGTGTACCCGACCTTTCCCTGCATCCCACCGGGCATTGGTTCAAGCTTTTTGTACTGGCTGTTGATAAGCGTGGATGTGTCAATGGGAGTAAGTAGCGCGGCGTGAGACGATCCGACAATCATGACCTCAGTCAGCACTCTTTCTGTGCGTGGCCCGGCAATTTCTGCCAGCACCTTGCTGGTGTTCATCTGAACACGCTTGATACCTTTAACGGGCATACCACCACCTGATAATTTGAATAAACGCAGCGCAGCAAGAGAAACCCAGGACAAAACAAGCCAATCCAAGAGAAAACATAGTTCACCTCACGTCAGAATTTTGTAGTCCGGCTCCTCGCCGAATGGTGACATATCCCATTCCGTCACCGCTTTGATGACGTTCGCGCCAGCTTTCAGGGGATCGACCTGCGCCGTTGTGTCACCTCTGGCGATATACCAGTCGCGTAACGGCATGGTCGCATCGACGCCGTTACACTTCAGTTCAGTGAAGAAAATCAGGTTCGTGGTGAACTCTTTCCCGCTGGCATCTACCGCAACTTCATTGTTCGCCGTCCAGGTACAGTCAATCAGGTAGGGAGTTCCGCTTGTCCAGGCGTTATTCCAGTCGTCGTAGACGCGCGGGTAGATGGTCGCAACGTTGGTGTAACTCCAGCGTGCTATTTCAGACATTGCCATCCTCCCACCGGATCACCTCCGGTTTTTCCGCTGCCACCTTTCGACACAACAGATACCAGTCACCGTTGCTTTTGACATAGCCGGTAACGCGCTTACCAATGTCTGTCATCACCCAGACTTTGACGAACGGCTCAGGCAATCGCTGCTTAACCGATATCCATGCCATTACTTATCCCCATTACACATGCAACCACCTTTACCAATCCAGATACCAGCAAACGCTGTATTGGTCGGGTCTGGGGGGATGAGTCCATTGGCACACCTGAATTTGTCAGCGCCACGCAGCAGTGACAAGGCCCCCTTCCATCGGTCAGCAAAAGACTGATACCGAAATGAACGCGATGCGCCGTTAGGCGCGGTCTGAGAGCTGATGTATCTATCACCCTGCCCCAACGCCATTAAACCCAGTAAATAGGACTGAATTAGCAGCGCCGTTGCGGGCGGGTAATGTGCATCGAGGCACTCCTGAATACTGTTAGCCTGCTCTACGATAGCCTGCAGAATGAAATCTGGCAGCGTGATACCCACTGACTCCAGATATTCCTTGGCCTGTTCTGTGGTAATCATGCGAACCTCTTATGGCCCTCCGAAGAGGGCATAAAAAAACCGCTTTCGCGGCTATTCGTCTTCTTCGTTTTTACGGCGTCGGCCTGATTTCGCTTCTGGAGTTGCCGGTGTTAGGTCACCACCCACCTCTCCACGCATCAGGCGAACGTTCGACTTCAGGGCTGGATGCAGTTCTTTTATATCCACCACATCGCCAACCTTTACGCCGAACCATGGTCGTACAACTTCGTATTTAGCCATACCATTTCCTTACACAAGGTTAGCGCCATAGACAACTCCGGACAGGCCTTGGTCGTCTGCGGTGATTTGCAAACCTTCAGCAGACATGATCTGGAAGTTGTAGTTAACGTTAGGTAACGGACGCGGCAGCGGCACGACGCCAACAGCCATACCAACCAGCGGAGAAATGATGTCCTGACGGCGAACATAGGCAATGAACTCGTTGCCACTCAGCGCAAAGGTCGGGCGAATTTCACGAACAGGCGCAAATGGCAGCACAGCATTCAGTACGTTGCCGCTAACTACGCCGTTTACTACATACGGTTGAGCCAGGTTAGCCCAGATTTCAGGTGACACCCACATCACATCATACTGAGCGACTTTGTTGGCGCGCGCCAGCGTACCAAATGCGCCTTTCCCGAAGAAAGCAAACAGTGCTGTCATATCGGCAGTGGTCAGGTCTATATTTGCGCCACCCGAACCAGAACCCAGGTTGATCTTCTTGGTGTTACGGTGGTTTTTGATACCCTGTGCCGGGTAGGACTGCACCTGAATATTCGGGTCGCCGTTCAGATAGTAGTTGACGCGCTTCTGGTTAAACTTGCGCATTTTAGCCATCTGCGAATCCAGCACAAGGTCAATACCTACAGAGTTAAGACCAGCAGCATGACGCCAGTTCACGCCGTAACCTGCGGTGAATACCGGAATCGGGTTGCCATCACTCGCATATTCGGTATGGTCAAATGAGAATGGAGCCTGACCGTCAATGCTCACAGACACATCATCGGCAATGTCGCCAACAACGTTGTAGAGCTTTGCAGTTTTGCCAACAGAAAGAACAGTCTGCACACCAATCAGGTCGTTGACGATTTCCATGCCAACCTCCTGATCACGCAGTTGCAGCACCTGACGGTCAATCTCGGCCCAGAAATCACGCGTAAAACCGCCTACAGCATTAACCGCCAGCCATTCAGGAGTCATATTAGAACGATTTGCCGCAATCATGGCATCATGCTGTGCGTTCCACATGTTGCGGTTTGCCCAAAGCTCATTCCAGTGACCACCAAGGCGCGAGTTGGTCGCCAGTGTCTCTTTAGAGAAATACATATATGTTTATCCTTTTGTTACGCGCCTGCAGCGGCGGCAGTGCCAACGCGCATACGAACGCGAATGAAGTCGGTGGTGCTGGCTGCGATGGTGAACTCGTCCTGGCTGTAGCCGATTACTGAATCGGTGTCGCCAGTTGCCAGTGTGAATTGACCAGCCGCACCAAGCTTAATCGGGCTGTCCTTCTTGTACGCACCAGGTACACACAGAAGCGCAAGTTCACGGCCTTCTTCTACATAGTTGCCAACAGCAGAATCGCCAGCAGGAACGGCATCACGAATGCCAAGTCCCTGATGATAAGCGCAATCGATAATGTACATGCGGCCAGTTAATGCAGTGGCTTGTGCGAACTTACCATCACTGTTAATAGTGACGGCAGTGCCTGGCAGTAGTTCTGCGTAGGTGAGGCGGGTTTCGGTCTTGTAGAGCGATTCCCCGTCGATATTAACGCGACGATAACGTGACATTATCCAGGCTCCTTATTTGAAGTATTCAGATGCGGCAGGTGCGCCAGTTTCTTTCTGATGCTGAGCAGAGTTAGTACCCAGCGGTGCGGCATCACCAATGGTTTTGTACATCGCGTCCAGCGCTTCGCCAGACAGGGCGTTAGCCACAATCTCGCCGTGAACTTTTGCCACCGCTTCACGCTTCGTTTTCTCTTCGGCGCGGGAGTTGGCAGTCAGGGCTTCAGAAAGTTGTTGCTGATTGGCCTGTAGCGCATCAACCTTTTCCGCGAGAGGCTTGATAGCCTTTTCGGTATTGGTGGCGACGGCCTCGCTAACCATGCTGCCGATTTGTTCCAGTTCTTCTTTGGTTAAAGGCATGTCGCCCTCCATTTTGTGGTTTGGTGCAGGGTTATCCTGCGGTGTGAAAAATGATTTGAGCTTGTTGACGACGGCAACCCATGAACTCTGGCGCTGAACCTCTGTCCAGGTATCGTCAAAGACAATCTTTCCGCCTTCAGACTTGTATCCGTAAACCTTCGGATCGCCATTATTGAGGATGATTACGGCCTGTGAGTCGGTGAAATCTGCCACCCACGCATATTCTTTCTCGCCGGGAGCGAATTTATCTTTCGCAGCCTTCTCCAGCCGCAGCTCTCGCTCGCGATATGTTTCACCAACCAGCGCACCGGAATTAGCCTTCAGTGGCGTGGCAAGGTCAGCGTTCACCATCATTCCGACACCCTGCTCCGGCGTGGCGGCGCCAACCTCGTCCAGAAGGATGGCGTCATGATCCATCGCATGAATTTTCGCAACCCATGAAGCCCCCTGAGCTTTCTGCTCATCGTTCGCTTCCAGTTCTTCCAGGAATACGGCAACACTGGTATGAATTGGCGGTACATCCTCGCCTTTCTCCAGCGCTTCAAGACGCTCAAGAAGACGCTTGCCATCATCGGTACGCTTTGCCACTTCTGTGTCGATCCACTTCTCGACGTAGACGCGGTTGCCGGACTTCTTGACGTTTTTGTTCCATGCTCCGACGTAACCCACATTCAGCCCTTCAGGACTAAAGGCCGAAACAAACTGACCGTTGACCTGTGGATGCCCAAGCGGTGCCAGCGTTCCTTCCAGGCCAGTGTAGTGCTGGTCAATCTCGCTGGACGGATACAGACCGCCGTTCATGACCACGTTTGCCGGGAGTGTGTAGGAAGGGACAACCCAATGTTCGCGTCCGTTGTGTTGCTCCCTACGGATGGCTTTGCTGTTCACTTTTGAAGTGACATTAACCTGTACTTTCATTGAAGATTCTCACGTTTATGCAGCGTGCTTGCGCCCACAACCGCAATGCGAATGATTGGGAACCAGTCCTGCCTGTTTCGCTTTCTCCAGCCTTTTTCTGGCCATGTCGATAACGTTCGGATAAAGAGGATTGCCCGCCTCATCAACAAGAACAGATACCTGAGTGCATTTGCAGTTGATTGCGTTTCCATTGATGCTGTACCACTCCCTCACTTCTTCCGTTGTGTAGAGCTTTCCATGTCGTAACGCGTGAGTCTGACGGGTGGTCGCGCTGAGTGCTGACAAATGCAGTTGGCGGGTGAGTATCCCGTATTGCTCCGTCGCCTCATCTGATTCATCCCATCGTCCACGGCGCAGCGCGGTGGTTATCTCCGTCCGGGCGATACGATTAGCCCGGCGAGACTCAATACCTGTCTGCTCAGTGATGCGCCTCGCTATCTCCAGCGGGTTCTGTCCGCGCCCCAGCCCATCAGTCAGTATCCGCGCCATATCTGCTTTCACAGTGGCACTGAGGTTCTTCATTTCCTCGAAGGTGCGAGCGCGAACCAGAATCAGCCTGCGGCGGTACGGCTCACTCAGAAGGATTGCCGATACGCTTTCCTGTCCTGCCGCGTACACGGCAGACTGCTGTGACAGATTGGCGAACTCCTGCGCCGTGCCGCGCTGATAAGCCGGGTTGACGTAATCAGTCCAGAACCAGAACCCCGTCTCGTTATCTGCCCCCAATATCTCATCCACCAGCAATGAGGCATTGCTGAGTAGCATTGATAACTGTGTGGAATCGAGGTCGAAGGTATAACGCTGGTTTACTGATGGTGATGCAGGAATGCGGTCGAGAATGTCCTTGTAGGCTTTGCCAATGCGTTTCATTCGCCTGGCGAACTCGTTCATTGCTCCGCGCTCAAGGCGGTCAGCGCCTGTCGGATCTTTAAGGTTTCCGGGTAGTATCGGTGACTTCGCTTTCTTCTTCTTCGTCATCATCTACCTCTGGAAGTGGTTCGGGTGAACCCTCATACCCGGCCGCCACACGAATCTCTTCACCAGTAAACACCTGCTCGCCTGTCGCCAGCGATGCGCTGTTTATTTGCGACATCTTCTGCGCGGCATCCAGTTTTTCACTGTCGCTTTGCGCGTTGAGGTCGTCCCATATGACTGTTTTCTGACCAATCGGGTCGATTATTCCGAGGTCAATCAACTTGTCACAGAAGTCCTCAATTTCGAATGACAGGTCGCCACGGCGAGACTGGCAGCGAGTATTGAAGTATTTCTGGTCTTCAGTGCTGGAACGCTCAGCCTGCTGATTGCCAACAAGGATGCGTGTCGGGATGTCCACACCAGCAGCAGCCGTCTGGAGGTTAACGTCGTAGGTTGCCGTTGGGTCTGCCACGGTAGTGACAAGCGGCGTAACTGTCGCCCCCTGAGTGGTCATTAGCACGTCGTTACCACGGTTAATCTCCCCGGCGACTTCGTTGAATTTTTCCTGTAATTCATCGATGCCCACGCCATACAGCGACGCCAGATTATTGAAGTCGATTTCCTTTTCGAAGTTAACGTTGAGCTGACGCGCGGCGTTTTTCAGGAATGATTCACCGGAACCGCCTTCCACCTTCTCCAGGCTGACAAAGGCGTTATAAGCCGGCTCAAGGAATCCAATCGCATCATCGGTATAGTCACCAAGAATAAAAACGCGACCAGGGTGGATATCGACACGGCGAGAGGAACCATTGGGTAGAATTTCTGTGTACTGCCACATCTTCGGCTGACCGTAATTCTTTGAAACCAGTCCGTCATGCCATTCGCTGACTTTTAGCGAACCGGCCCAGGCAATGCTTACTTTCTCCAGACCTCGCCCTTTCGTGGGCTCAAGATTCCACGCTTTATTGTCGCGGATATGAAGGAGAATCCCTGCGTATCGACCAACAAGACGCCGCCGATCGGCATCAAGGAACGCGCGCCACAGCCGATTGGTGAAAACCTGTTTAGCTCTGGACTCCCACTGTGTCTCCTTGCGAGTTTCATCTGACTTCTCACCCTCAATGATTTCAGGGTTTGACTGCCAGCATTTACCAACAAGCTTTTCGACAGCGCCGTGAGCAATACCACCACGACGGTAGAGTTTATACAGATCGTCGAAGGTTAATTCTTCTTTGAAACCGTATTCCGCCCAGGCACAATTCCTTTTTGCGTCTAATCCAAGGCTTGGGGTAAGCAGAGCCATTCTTGAGCGAGCAAGCCTAGCGTCATTTATTGCATGGTTCACGGCCATCTGTAATTTGCTCATGTAGATGCTCCGTGATTATTGTGAAACCCGCTTAATTCGTTAGCTAAGATTCTGGCTTTAACTGCGTCTTCAATATTTGAGAAATACCCAAGATGCTTGCTTTTTCCGTTAACCATTATCATTGCCCGCCACTTTTGGCAGTCATTACGCCAGTGAACGCCGTTATGCCCGCTCTTGTTATTGCGGTGTAAGCTCTGATTCCTCTGGTTCTCTTTCCTCGACGCAATTCTCAGGTTGGATATTCTGTTGTCAGACCTGATGTGATTAATATGATCAATATCCTCGGCGGGGTAATAACCATGACAGAACAGCCATGCCAGACGATGAGCGCGGTGAATTGTTCCGCCAAAGTTTATTTTTAAATATCCTTGTTCAGATATTGTCCCAGCGACCTTTCCGGCCTTCGTCGAGTTAAATAAATTCCATCCACGATCAGTGGAAAAATGATCTCTCGGACGCACTTTCCAGACAAACAATCCAGTTTCTGGGTTGTAGTCAAGCGCATCCTTAAAAAAGGATGTGTTTTTGTTCATGTCGTGTCCGTCAGATTAAAGCAGGCGTTTCGGAATCATCATGCCGACACCCTGCTGTTTACGTTTGATATGTCCATCAAGGGAATAGCGGACTGCGTCCCAGGTATGCTCGTCACCGTCTGCCAGCTTCGGCAGCACTTCGCCGGTAATGCGGTCAGTTTTGTATGACCACATGCGGGCCTCGCGTGCCACATTCTTACAACGTGGATGGATAATGATTTCGTCGAAGCCGCGAAGATGCGCTATCCCGTCCTCAACGCTCCCCTGCCATTTCTCGGCGGCCGAGATGTTGAAGCCCTGGCGCTTGAGATAGCTAATCGTCTCGGGTCGAGCGGAGTCAGCCTTGATGGGCCAGTCACGCGATCCGGGGATTGTGTCGTATAGCTCTGGCATGTGGTCGAGCTCTGTCTGCTGACCGTATGCCTCGTATTCGATGTAGAGCCGGTTGTGCAGGATGAACGAGCGAACTAGCGTGTTGGGGTCTTTAGCGAAACCGAAGTCAGCTCCGAAGAACAGGCGATCGGCCTCTTTCCATAGTTCGTCTGAGAACTCAGCGATCCGGTATTTCCCGGCCAGCACCTGCTTATCGGAGTTTTCAAGGTAAGCCCCCTCCCAAACCCATGCATATGTTGCCGGGTCTAGGCGGCGTTGGTCGTTCTGTCGCTCACCTTCAAGCACGTCAGGGAACCACGGGTTATCCGTATAGTTCATCTCAACGGTAATGCAGTCGTCGCCGGCTTCTTTGCGGAAACGTTTATCCGTTGCGCTGCCGTCGCGCTCCGGGTTCCACGTCACCCAAATCTCTGAACCTTCCTCACGAACGGTCGGGCTCAGCTTCTGCCATGCTATTTCGCTGACTGATTCAGCCTCATCGACCCAGCACAGCAGGATGCGCGCTTTCGATTTGATGCTGTCGAGGTTATGCCGCAGACCGCAGAATACGTAGTTAACGCTCTTGTCGATGGTGCGGATGTACTTCTCGCCGATATCAAAGTTGGAAGCCAGCCAGGGGACAGACAGGATCGCCTGTTTAACCTCCTGCATGCTCGATTCTTCCAGCGAGTTCATGAACTCACGTGCGCAGAGCACTACGCCGCTTTCACCGTTCATCATCGACTGGTAAGCCTTTACGGCAGTCATCAGTGCGAATGTGCGCGTCTTGGCGCTACCACGTCCACCGTGCGAGCATCGATAACGCTTATTCACGGCAGTGAACAACGGCGCAAGCTTCGCGGGGATCGGTAGTTGAACGGCGTTACTCATGCTTTCGGCTCAACGGGTAGTAGCTGGATGATTGTCGGCTTCGTAGTCATGCTGCCATCAGGGCTTGTATGCTCGACTTTCTGGCGATTGGTGTAGGCATCGCCCATTTCTTTGGCGGCCTGCTCGATAAGTTGAGAGGTCATGCCGTAGTTCTTCATCTTTTCAGCATTGGTCGCCATTCGGTCGAGAACGCGCAACCGGTACGCTTTATTTGCGATCGGGATGTCGGCGATCTCATTCTGGAATCGTTTACGGGTGGCGTTGAAAAGGTCAATCCACTTCTGGCTCAACTTGGCCGCCATTGCGTTGCCTGGCGTATATTGCGACACCTGCTGCCGTGAGACATCAATGCCATATTCAGCCTTTACAAGCTCAATGACTTTTACCGGGGTCTCGTAGCAGGCGAGCGATTGAACGATGAAGGCTTTAACCTCTGTCGATAATGCTGCCATCGGTTACCTCCATGACAATCCTAATAAAGTCTATGCCAGCTTTAGCATGCACGTCCCGCATGACCTGGCTATATCGATGTGAGCCACTTCTGCTGGCGCATTGGCCGCATCAACGAGCTCCTGTACTTCTTTGCTGGCACCGTATCGACGTACGACACCAGTGAATTCTTCGACGTCGTGGCCGCGCAGTGTGAGCACTGGCTGTCCGGTATCTTTGTTGAACTTCGGCGAGCCGAAATCATCGGTGGCCTGGGCGATGTGGTAAAGCTCATGCTCTACCAGTGCACAGAAATCAAGGTCACTGCATTGTGAGCAGTAATCGGCTGCCAGCGTGATGATGAACTTCGGGATTCGTCCGAACCATTCATGCATCTGCTGTTCCATTCTGGCTTTCTGCCAGCCACCGGCGCGTAGCATTACCTGTTCAGCCTGACCGAGAACGTAGCGCCCTTTCTTCGCGAATGAGTCAGACGCCCACATGAAGCAGAGATCAGCTTCAAGCAGGTGTTCGTGGTCAGGGTTATGGATGCTTCCAGCATCACTGAGGATTTGGCGGTTTATCCACTCATGCACTTCATTGGCGGGAATGAGCCGGGTGTATGGCTGCCAGTTGTCGGAGGCGATGAAGTTAACTGGCGGATATGGCCTGCGCTCGTCATCGTTAGCCATGACTTACTCCGTTATTTTGATTCGAGGGTCGCTGTGTTGCCGCTCACCGTCTCACTTTAAGCACTGCTCTTTGATGTAGTCCTGCAGATAACCGACCTGCTTCGTCACTGTGACGATTCGCTCTCTGAGGGTGAAATAATCCCGTTCAGCGGAGTCAGTAAGTCGGGGGCTGGAAGCATCGCCCAAGCCGCCGGTGCTGGTCGCTCCGATCGTGGGACATCTGGCGTTGACGCGCAGCCCACACTTGCCATCGCGAACACAACGCTGCAGATCATCAAGCTGCTTTTTCGCATCAGCTAAATCCTTCGTGTATTTGGCATCCAGCGCAGCCACATCTCGCTGGCGAATCTGCATGTCTTTGATGGTGTCGTTAGCCAAGCGGAGATTCTTGGTGGCTTTATCGCGCTGGTCTTTGTAGGTGATGGCGTTATCACGGTAATGATTAACAGCCCATGACAGACAGACGATGATGCAGATAACCAGAGCGGAGATAATCGCGGTGACTCTGCTCATACCTCAATCTCTCTGACCGTTCCGCCTGCTTCTTTGAATTTTGCAATCAGACTGTCAGCCTTATGCTCGAACTGACCATAACCAGCGCCCGGCAGTGAAGCCCAGATATTGCTGCAACGGTCGATTGCCTGACGAATATCACCGCGGTCAATCATCGGTAAAGCGCCACGCTCTTTAATCTGCTGCAATGCCACAGCGTCCTGGCTTTTCGGAGAGAAATCTTTCAGGCCAAGCTGCTTACGATAGGCATCCCACCAACGGGAAAGAAGCTGGTAACGTCCGGCTGCTGTTGATTTGAGTTTGGGGTTTAGCGTGACAAGTTTGCGAGGGTGATCGGAGTAATCGGTAAATAGCTCTCCGCCTACAATGACGTCATAACCATGATTTCTGGTTTTTTGACGTCCGTTATCAGTTCCCTCCGACCACGCCAGCATATCGAGGAACGCCTTACGTTGATTATTGATTTCCACCATCTTCTACTCCGGCTTTTTTAGCAGCGAAGCGTTTGATAAGCGAACCAATCGAGTCAGTACCGATGTAGCCGATGAACACGCTCGTTATATAAGCGAGATTGCTACTTAGTCCGGCGAAGTCGAGAAGGTCACGAATGAACCAGGCGATAATGGCGCACATCGTTGCGTCGATTACTGTTTTTGTAAACGCACCGCCATTATATCTGCCGCGAAGGTACGCCATTGCAAACGCAAGGATTGCCCCGATGCCTTGTTCCTTTGCCGCGAGAATGGCGGCTAACAGGTCATGTTTTTCTGGCATCTTCATGTCTTACCCCCAATAAGGGGATTTGCTCTATTTAATTAGGAATAAGGTCGATTACTGATAGAACAAATCCAGGCTACTGTGTTTAGTAATCAGATTTGTTCGTGACCGATATGCACGGGCAAAACGGCAGGAGGTTGTTAGCGCAGCCTCTTGCCGCCCATTCTCACGAAGCCCAGCCAAGCGCTGGTTTTCTTTTTTGGCAGCGTCCTATCCCGTCACCACGAATGAGAAAGGGTATCTGGATGTGTTCTGGTGATTGGTGATAGGACGCTTTCAGAAAGGTCGTGCTTAAAACGCAAAAAGCCCCGCATCGCTGCAGGGCCTTCTTTCAAATCCACCTTAACAAAGGACGGATTTCTACTGTTAGGGTTATGATATTCTACTTTTCGTCATTTTGCAAGATGCAATCGTTACCGGAATCAAACTTCGCTGGTAACTTTCGATAAAACTACATTTGCAGCAGACTCCTCCATTTCAACCTCGCTAATCAATGATTCATAGAATGGCTTAATAGCCTTATCCCATACGCCTGGTGAAATTGCATCGGTGAACTGACATATCGCACGAAAGCATGAGGACGCAGGTATGCGCTCATACCCACGACCTGAGCACTGCTTGCAGGATGAATAAACTGGAGCGCCCTGTAGTTCTGATTTCTTCCTGTCCAGCGCTATGCCACGCCCACGGCATTTAACGCAAGATGTAGATACAACACCTGCGCCATTGCATTTAGTGCATAGTAATTCCGTTACCTCCACAGCCGTCTTTGCAGGAGTTTTCTCTCCACACCCGGGATGTTTAACGATCCGTTCCTTTTTCCTTAAGACTCCGCGCCCCTTGCAGCACGAACACGTGACATTACTAGCTGCCGACCGGCAGTAATCCTGATACGCGAAAGTTGCGAGCGTTTGCACTACTTTCCCTTTAACATTGGTATCAAGTTTGCGCAAGGCAGCCACCTTGTCGCAATGCTTCATCCCATGCTGTACCAGTAACTGAATTGCCTTACGCTTATCGTTGTCGCTCAGGTTCATCTTGCCGCTGAAAGCACTGAACCCGAGCGGAGCGCGACTTTGCACCATACCAAATGCTGCCATCACATCGGTATTAGTCAGTGAGTCTGATGCTGTTGCTCTCGGTGAATCTGATAGTTGAGGAGACTTCGGAGAGTGGAATTTCACAGTGTTTTCAAGATTCATGCTTTCCCCTTATCCGCCTGAGCTAAATACCTGTCAGCCTGGATTAGTGCATTGCATTCCCTTGCCAGAAGGGAGCGGCGTTTAAAACGCATTGGCGGGAAGTAGAATTTTGCTGAGAGGATGTTAATTGCTTCACGGTTATGGATTGGCTTTATCATCATGCAGCCTCCCTAATAATGTGATCGTCCCTCAAATACAGGCCGCCAAAGCTGTATCTAACCCCCTCCCTTACGTCTTCAAGTTCGCAAAATGGGAAATAGCTCAGATAGAATTCTGCAGCTCTGTCGGCGGCACTAAGAAGCTCTGTCGCGTCATTTACTCGCATCACAAAAACAACATCCTGAAAGATGGCTGCTGTTTCACATGGGTATTTGATTTTCTTTACATATTCACGTGTCATGCAGCATCGCCTCCCGCCGGCTTGTTCAATCCAAGCCGGTTCACCAGTTCACGCTCTCGCTCATGCAGATAATCCATCGCCTTCTGGTGTTGCTCCGTCATCTCTCTGACGCTGCGCAATTCGGCTTCGTCACGTTCACGCTGCTGTTTTGCCTGGTTAATGCTGGTTACGGTCAT